CGGGCTCGCGCAGCGCCTCCTGGACCTGCAGCTTGATCAGGCGCGCCTGGTAGGCGTCGTTCCACGGGTCGGCAAACGGCACGGGGAAGCCCGCCGCGCGCACGCTCCACATGTGCTGGATGGTCAGGTACGGGTTCTGCAGGTCGTCGGCGAGCGTGCTGAAGCTCGACGCGGGCAGACGACACTGGAACACGAATAGCCGGTACACCTTGGTGTTCAGACTGACCCGCAGCGAGAAACCCCACAGTTCGGGGCTCTGGGTGTTGTCGTTCGAGTAGAACCAGATGCGCAGCCTGATGCGCTTGGCCTCGGTCTGCAGTGGAAAGCGCACCTCACCCGACGGGCTGCTGATGATGTTGCCCATGTCCGAGAGCGCCCCGCCGTCGAGCCCGTACTGGATATCGAAGTAGCGCGCGCCTGGCGCCAGGTTGTCGCCGATGACACGCACCGTGAAGCCGATCTTGTCCTCGTCGGGGAAGCCCAGGTCGATGTCGGGGACATCTACGTACCCCTGTGCCTGGTAGCGGCAGTTGGGGTCGTCGAGTTCCATGTCGCCGTCCTGGGGCAGGAGGACCTGGCCCATGTTGGTGCCCGACGAAAAGGTCAGGATCGGGTTGGGGCTGAAGATGAAGCTGATCTCCAGCGCGCGCACGTCGACGGTGCCCAGGTCCAGGTAGGTGTGCGGCGCACCCGTGGACTGGTCGTTGCGGTAGATCCAGGTGTGGCCCGCGTTGTTCTGCACGGCGTAGTACAGGAAGCGCGTGCTGCCCACCAGCGCGGTGACCCTGCCCCTGGCGTTCGGCGGGCGGCGGTAGTTCTGCGCCCACGGGGCGATGACCGAGGCGGCGCCCGAGTACTGGTCGGCGGGCACGTACTCCCACAGCGAGCGCTCCCTGGGGAATACCAGCGTGAGTGAGCCGCGCGCCTGGTCGGCGCCCGAGGCCAGCATCCAGCGCAGCGGTGTGGTGTTGTACACCGATCGGTTGGTGTACGGGATCAGCGCGTGGTACACCGCCTGGCTGTCGATCTCGCCCAGTTCCGAGGTCTTGCCGACGTACACCAGCACCAACCCGCCGCCAGGCGCCAGGGCGGTGATCAGGTCGTTGCCCGTCGACACGGGCTGGGCGTAGCCCGAGATCGGTGAGGTGCTGGACATGACGCGGTAGTAGTTGGAAGCAGCAGGACCGCCCGCGACGTAGTTGGCGGCGTGGTCCGAGGTGTACGCCCAGACATAGATGGGGATCGCCCCGCCAGGCTCGCCCGCGCCCTGCGTCACATCGGTGATTGCCCACGTCGAATCCACCACCACCGCTGTGCTCTGGGCGCCGAAGCCGACCGTCAGCAGGTTGCCGAAGACGCCGCACGCGGCACCGATGGGCGGGCCCTTGCCCGTGATGGTGGCCATCAGTTGCCACGGCCCAGGCACTGACTGGCGCATGTACACGCCTGTGTTGGCGCCCATGGGGGCCACGCACAGCAGGCGCTGGGTCTGGGCGGTGCCCACGAAGTACAGGATCTCGCCGATCCACACGGCGGGCCCCGTGGCGCTGGGCAGCGCGTTGTAGGTCACCTCGGGGCTCAGCACGACGGGCGCGAAGGCACAGTTGACGTTGGAGGTCTCGGTGTACAGCGTGGCGAACTGGGTGGGGTCGTCGCCCGCGTCGGAGTACCGACGCAGGCCAGCGCCCCCCGTGAGAGCAGCGACAGCGTGTGCGCTCTCGTACGGGTTGAAGTCGGCGTACTTGAGCGTGCCCTGCGAGACCTTCTCGCCGAAGCGATCGGCCTCCTCGACGGCGTACTTGCCAGGCACCATCTCCATCGGGATGGAGTCGACCACGACCTGATCGGGCTGCCCCGGGGCTGGGTTCGGCCAGGCGATGACCACTAGCCGCCCCTGATGAAGCTACTCGACCGAAACGCGCCCAGGTAGCGCCAGTCCTCGGGACTCGGGAAGGCCATCGCGTCGCCGTGGCCTGGGGTAACGATGCGGCCTGGCTCGTGGCTGGGGGCACTGACCAGGATATCGTTCTTCTGGCGCTCCAGACGGTCCAGGGCCTGCTGGCGAATGCGCTCGGCCTCGCCCGTCGGCTGGCGATTCGACAGGCTATCGTTCAGCCTGAACTCGGACCAGTCGTAGATCCACTCCAGCGCGCCGCCTTCCCACTTGCCGGCGATGGCCAGCAGGTCGGTGTCATTCTGCAGCGTCGGGTAGTAGCCCTCGCCGAAGACCCGCAGGGCACGGTTGGGCGGCGGCAGGATGCCGAACTCGATCGCCCACGTCTCTTTGCCCATCTGGTCCACCCAGCGTCTGGGGCGCCAGTTCAGGTACTCCGCGTCGGCGTACGGGTAGCCAATTTGCGTCGGCGAGGTGTTGATCTGGATCTCGATGCGGTAGATATCGGACCAGTTCTCGGTCGGGTCGGGGTAGTAAATCCACGTCTCGGACTGGGTGATCAGCTTCTCGTCGACGATCTTGCGGAACCAGGTCAGCCCAAGCTGGCCGATCGCCGAGTTGAGCGCGGCCATCTTGCGCCTGCGCGGGAAGCGCATGCTGATCTCGTACTGGCCGCCAGACACAGGTTGGGGGAAGCCCGGTGTGTAGAGTTGCAGCGTGCCACTGGAGGGCGTCCACTGCTGACCGCGCATCTCCAGGCCGCGATTCTGCGCGTCGGGACTGCTTTGCGTGCAGTACACCCAGCCGTTGAACTGGTTGAGCACCTGCGGGAAGTAGCGCACCAGGCCCAGGTCGACCAGCGTACTGGTACCCCCGCCGCTGGGCGTGCTGAGGGCAAAGTCGCCCAGCCGCTCACCTAGCTCACGAATCAGCGTCTGTGCGGTCTGGGCCATGGCGGTAGGCGGGGTCCCATGCAGGTTGGGGAATGACCGGCTCTTGCTCTGTGGGAGGGAGAGGGTCGGGCTCGGGCCACATGACCTCGGCCCGCATGCGTTCCCCCGCCGCCTGGAGGAAGGTCTCCAGCCAGGACAGCGCGTACGGCGTGATCACGATCTGCACGTCAGGGCGCTGCATCATGGCTACCAGGTCGCGGCCGTGCTTGATGACCGCGTGGCCCTGCAGGAACTTGACCTGGCGCCCTGGAGTGCTGGGCATGGCTATGTTCCTGCGGGGCATCACGTACGCGTCGGCGATCGGCTGGTTGAACTGGATCACGGCCCGACCCACTCGCGCGCGGGTACCTGTACGGGCGCGGGGCGCAGCGTGTGCGCCGAACGTTTGGACGCGGTGCGTACCGCGTCCGCGCACAGCACAGTGGGGGGGTGGCTGACACACGGCCACTGGGTGTGGCTGACGTTGGTGTCCACCGTCTGCAGCCCGATGTGATCTGGGTAGGCGTTATGGATGTCCAAAGATGGCCTCGTAGTGATCACGGTACGCCTGCGAGGGCACCGAGATCGAGCGTTCCTTGCCCGCCGAAGCGGTCAGGTTGGCGGGCTCGACGCCTCGGGCGCGGTCTTTCCTGGCGCCCGTGGAGGTGGTGCGGGTCCAGGTGGCCCCGCATCCCCCTCTGCGCAGGTCGGCGGAGAAGATCGACCAGTCGTGGACGCTCTCGCGCGCACCGCTCTGAAGACCTTCCGAGCGGTGCGCGGCGTCGACTTCGAGGCAACCATCGTGGGGACACCTGTCGTAGTAGTCGCCGTCCTTCACTCTTTCACTCTTTCACTCTTTCACTGGCTGTGCAGGACTGGGTTCCGAAACTGTGAAACTAGGACTGGCTGGCGCCTACTTCGCCACGGAACAGCCACGCGTTGCGCGTGCGGGAGTAGCCCTCGATGCCGTACCAGCCGAACGTGAGAAATCGGCCAAGGCGGTCGAAAGGACCCGTAACGACAGTCTCGCCATAAGGTCCGGTCCAATCGGAGGCAGCCTTGGTGACGGAGTTTGGCCCGAAAACGGGGACTGGGTAGACACTGTTGGCATTGTTGACGGCAGCGCCCGAGGCGTGCGCGAAGCGCAGGCCCGCTGCATCGCCAGGCCCAGGGTCCAGCGCGAATCCTGTGATGACAGAGCCAGCCACGCCGGTGACCATGAATAGCTCATTCGAGTCGCTCCAGGTGTTGCCTGGCTCGGTCGCGTCCTGGATCGCCAGCCACGAGCCGACGGTGATGTTGGTGGCCGAGGCGACGGTAATCGAGGTGTCGCCTGGGTTGGCGGCTGCCGACAGCGTGGTCGCCACGGGCGAGGCGACCGCCGCGCCAGCGCCCCAGAAGCCCTTGGCGTTGGCGGTGACGATCATCCGCAGCCCGCCCCAGTAGGCAAGCTCGCCGTTGAACAGAAGCTCGGGGTGGCTGTACTGCGACATGGTGCGCAGGCCGCCGTTGGTGGTGTCCTGCATCAGGTCGTAGAACACGAATGGGTGAAGCGCAGTCGCCACCGCCCCGTCCTCGTACAGCGGCATCTTGGCGCTGCGGGCCGCGACCAGCGACAGAAGCTCGATGAACCGAATGGTCATCTGATCCGCCGTGACCGTCTGGCCAGCGTACTGGTTGCGCGCGGTGTGCTTGTTCTGGAACCACACACGTGATCCCTGCCCGAAGACGGCGCGCGCGATGTAGTCGTAGCTCTCGGCCAGGTTGTAGCCGTTGATGTACGCCGCCTGCTTGTACACGTCGGCGTACGCCGTCGCCACCAGGAACTTGGTCACCTCGATGCAGTTGCCGTATTCCGAGAGCGTCACGACGACCTCGGAGCCGCGCATCTGCTGCGGCGCCACGTCGATGAGTTCGTCCAGCACTACCGGGTTGGGCTGGAGGGATTCGATGATCGGGAAGTTCTGGCTGATGCCTCGCTGCCCGTTCATGATCGGGCCTTTGAGATCCGCGAACTGATCCCAGTACAGCACGCTCTGGCCCTGGATATAGAAGTCGGCGTCGTACATCGCCTTGACTTCGGGGGCGAGCGCTACTGTTCCAGTTGTGCCTTGAGCCATGGTCTACCTCTTTTTGGGCTTCTTTTTGGAGCCGTAAAGCGGCTTGACCTGTGCGCCCAGCGCCTTGGTCCCGGTCGTGTTGGGCTTACCCGTCACCCCATCGTGGCCCGCAATTCCTGCATGCGTTTGACGTTGGCCTTGGGCCCCAGCTTCGAGTCGTAGCTCTGGGCTGCGGCGCGCACATCGGCCTCGTCGGCGGTCTTCTTGCGGCTGCTGGAGGGGGCGGCTCGCGGTGCGGCTGGCGAGTTGACGCCGAGCCGTTCTCTTTCCTCTTGCCGGATCCGATCGCGCATCTGCGCGGGGGTCTCCGCTTGCTTTTTGGGCACTGCATTGCCTCCTGTGCTGGCCTGGGCGGCCTGCTTCATCACCGATCGGTAGAACGTATCCTCGGACTCCCAGTCACCATCAGGTACCGCATCCAGGTCGATGGTCACGCCGAAGCTCTGCTGGGCCTCGGTGACGATCTCGCGGACCCGTTTTTCCATGTAGTCGGCCCGTTCCTGATCGGACGGGTCCCGCTGCACAGGTGGGGTCTGGGGGGCAGGCGCTCGCGGCTGCGCTGGTTGCGCCTGCGGCGCAGCAGTCCGTAGCTGATCGAGTTGGGTCTGCAGCATGGTCATGCGACGATCGAGGCGATCGGCGGGGGGGAGGCTGGCCAGTTCGGCCTCCATCTGGGCCTGCTGCCGCTGGGCTTCTAGCTGTTGCTGGCTACTTGCCTGGGCGGTCAGCAACTGAATCGAAGCCTGAAGCTGGCCAATCTGCTGCGTCTGCGCGCGGAGAACCTCCTGCGCAGCCGCAGCCTGGCGTCGAGCTTCTGCAGCTTCGCGGCCACTCTGGGTCAGGCGTCGCTGGATCTCGCGCTCTCGGGCGTCCGCATCCGTCTCCGGCCCCGAAGCCTCTAGCGAGGGGGGAGCTTGCCCCTCGGGGAGGTCTTGTTGATCGGGAGCGTTGTCTGCGGTAGTCACTTAGCCGTTGTGGGTTCCCTGGGCCACGTCAGGCCCCGAGTATCCCTCGTGGTTGGTCAGGCCGACCTTGGTACCGATCATGCTTTTCGGCACGGGGCCACGCGCGTAACCCTCACGCTTGAAGTCGCTGTTGGTACCCGTGGACTTGCCGCCCACCTTCTGGTGCTTGGAATTGATGCTCTGGGCCATGGGGTCCTCCTAGGGGACTGGGCCGAGCGGACGCATGTATGCATCTTGGGGAGTACGTCCGCTCGGTGGCGCTTGTCAGTGCTTGCGCCCGCCGCGTCGACGACGCTCGTACATGACGCACCCTCCTTTCTTAGCGGTTGTACGGTGTCCCCGTGCGCGTCTTCGGGGTGACTTTGGTCTCCCTGGGCACGGCCTCCCCGCGCAGGTCGGTACCCTGCGCGCCCTGGGGATGGTCGTGCTCGGCGCGCGTCAGGGGACGCTGCCAGCGTTGGAGCGGTACGGGACCGCTGTCGATCTTCACCTGGCCGGCATACTTCTGAGCGGGCCCTGCGAAATCTTTGCCTGTGCGTTTGGCCATGTGATTCGCGCTCCGATCATACCCCGGTAAGCGGGGTTGGGTCTACTGTGCGGGCTCGGCGTCCAGGTCCTCGCCGACGTATTTCCAGGCGGGCGACTGCACCGAACGAATGTAGCGCAGGTACTGGTCCAGCGTGGCACCCCTGTACTGGTACCCGTTGGCGCCCGTGAAGTCGTAGGTGACTTTCTTGGGGTTGTTGGCCGCCGACCAGTTGATCTGCTCGGGCTTGGTCAGCGCCTGGGAGATGCGCAGGATGCCGTTGCGCCGCTGCGCCTCGGCGGGGCTGGGCTTGTCGGTCCACATCCCGTCGAGCGTGCCCGCCTGGTACTGCTGCCACTGTGCGTCGGTCATGCCCGAGCCCGCCCCGAACCAGCGCTCGTAGTCGTCCTTGTTGGGCGAGGCCAGCACCTGGCGGAACCTGTTGGCGTTGGCCTCCAGCTTGGCCTTGTTGATGGCGTTCAGGTCTTCCTTCGAATAGCCCTCGGCGCCCTGGATGTACACCCCGCCGCTGGTGGTGGTGCGGTAGTGGGCCTTGTCTTTGGTACTGGTGAGCAGGTTGTCCCATGCCTGCCACTGCTTGGGGTCGCCCATCGGCGAGCCGTCGGGGTTGACGAACGGCACCGCTTTGCCCTGCG